ACAACTTTATTTTTACTTAAAGTAGTTATAATATTCCTTGTAGTAGCATCTCTTTTATTAATAGGGAAATCTAAAGTTTGTTCAAAAAACAAAGTACCATTCTCAATAGAACCAGTAGGATTGCTTGAAGCAACTGCACTTGATTTAGTAGGTATCTCAAACTTAAAGAATTTTTTACCTGCTGCTTTTGTAATTCCTGTAACAATACCACTAGCATCGGCTATTGTTACGTTTCCAAATTCTGCGAAAAATACTGCGTCAACTCCCCCAACTGATTCCCGACAGTCTATTGTATATCCGCTTACGATTGCACAAGCCATAAAATATAAATATTAAATAGGGAGATAGCGAACCACCTCCCTATGTTAGAAAATTAAATTGCAGCGATGAAAGAAGTTACTTCGTTAGTGAAGGCAACGTTTACTCCCATTTTAAATTCTACACGATAACGTACATCGTTGTTGTCCTCGCTATACCAAAGTTTGTATGACCCTTCTTCGTCAACCAAATCAACCGCCATAGCCATGTTAGAAAGACTGATTGCATAAGCATCACCAGTTCCATTCAAACCATTTACACTTACTACTTCAACGTTAGTTGCAGGCAAGATAAATGAAGCAGCTTGTGAATCTTGTGGATTATAAGAAAACATATTTTTCTCTCTGTAAGCAAGAATCAACAAACGATACCAATCGTTACCAACGAATATCTTTACATCACCTTTGCTCAAAACTTGAACAGGGATAGCTTTGTAGATACCTTCAGTTGCAGCGATAATGTTTGAAGCATTTACGGTTACAATCGGAGAACCTGTTACACCTGTGTAACCTGATACGTTTGCAAGTACTGGTGAACCAGCAGCAATCAATTTTTGTAGACCATCAAACTTATTAGTGTTTGCAGTTGCACCAGTTGCATCTCCCTGCCATATTGCAGTTTCAAGTTGAGAAGCAATACGTAAATTCTTTTTATCTAAGAATGCTTTTTGGAAATCTGCATTACCAAAGTCCTCATATGTAGACCCTGCTTTGAGCGCTTCTTGGGTAAAATAAGCCTCTAAATCTTTCGGGCAAATTTTTTCTTCTACTTTAATTTTACCAACAGTAATTGAACGTTGAGAGAAAGTAGTCGTTCCGCTTGCGTCAAAAGAACAAGACTGTGCAGCAAATACCGCATCGGTTTCCATCAAAGGAATTGCGACAGAACTTTTTACGTTTGGTATAACAATACCGCTTGCAAGAATTAACTGTTGTGTTTTTGCGTCAAATACAGCACTGGTAAGTAGTGGTTTAACAAGTTGTTTTGTGTATGCGGATAATCCGCTAAAAGCTAATGCCATTTTTTTATAATTGTTTAGTTAAATAAAATATTTAGTGTTCTTTTTTCTTCTACATCCTTAAAAGTGTTTGATGTTCTTACTGAACTATCAGGTGCTTGTACTGGTGCTTCCACAAGTAAAGTTGATAATTTTAAAAGTTCATCAATTACTTTATTTGCTTTCTTCATTTTAACCTCGTAATCAGCAAAACGTTGTTCGTAGGCTGAAAACTTAATTTCATAGTTAGCAAATTTTTCGCTTGTCAATGTTTCAAATGCTGCGAACTTAGTTCCCATATCTTCAACAATAGGTTCTTCCATTGGTTCTTCAGGCATTGATATTGCAGTAATAACTCCGTTATCTCCGATAGTCATTTTTGTACCATCTGCTAATTCGGCTTCTCCTGCTAATGCAGCATTACCGTCAATCATTACAATACCACCAACCTCAAGAACATCAATCATGACTTTACCGCCATCCTTTAATTCGTATTCGGTAGGTTCTACAATTGGGGCAGCCATAACTTCAGGGGCAGCAGCTAATTCGTTAAAATATTGCTTTACTTTTTGTAAAATTTCTTTTGCTTCCATATTACTATTATATTGATTTTTAAAAACTGTTTAAAATTTCTCTTAATTCTGCTAATTGCTTTTGATCTTCGCTCAATGGTTCTTCGTAGTCAAACATACCCTCCACACTAAATCCTTTAACACCTCCGCTTTTAATCATTTCCCAAACCTTTGGATTTTCAACGTAAAAACTACCAAACCAAGTTCCGTCAGGTAGGTCTTTGAAAGCCTCCATTGGCTTAATACCTCGTTTAGAATCGCTAATAAAACTTTCAAACATTGTAACACCATCCACTTGCATATCTGCTTCGTGCATTATGTTTACATTCTTCTGATATCCTTTTTTGCTAAACTTAATTGCTATCTGTTTGATAGTATCAACTGAAAACTTTACATAGTGTTCTCCGAACTGCTCGGAATTTCTGTAAATCAATTGCTGCGGAATCATTAATGCGCCTGTGATAATGTGTTCGCTTTCAGATTGCACCGCAAAAGCTAAAGGTTTTTTGAAATGTTCCTCCCACAAACTGTTACAAATTGCAACGGCTTGTTCGGTTTCTTTGCCTTCGTTAATTACATAGCTTATGCAACGGGGCAAAAATTCATCCTTTTGCTCGCCTTTGTTAGGGTCTATGAATTGTTCGTTAAACGCAATAAAATCCTTTTTAATCGCTGGACTGTCAACCAATGCCACAAAACTAACTTCAGCATCATTACTTTCATCCTCGTTAATTATTAAATCGTAAATAGGCAATTTCATATTTATAATATATAATTTAAAATTAGTTGTTTAATTTATACTCAATTGATTCTCGCAGCGCGATTTAATCTTTGTATTCTTTCTTGGTTATTAGTTACATCAGTTTCCAATACAAATGCCCTTGAACTAGCAACCCCTATTTGGTTAATTGATTGACTTGATAATGTTGTAGTTTGCGTTTGTGGCTTAATTGGTGCAGTTACGCTTCCCATTGATGGCATACTACCACCACCCCCACCTCCACCGCCTGCGACCTTAGTAGCTATGATGCTTTGAACTGCCTTAAACCCTGTTGCTGCCGTTGCCAAAACTGCTGGTATATTTGCAGGAAATGGTAATTTTAAAGCGGCGGTAATTCCTAAATAGGTATTTATTAATGCGGTACTGATTGCAATTGCTTTCCCTGCTACGCTTTCCTTTCCCAATACATCGCTTATGATATTTAATGAATCAACAGTTGCCTTTACTTTTGCATCTTGTAATATTTTTGCATCGGCTAAATCAATATCATTATATTTTTTCTTTGTAGCATTTATTTGTTCTTCAGATTGTGTCGTTGCTATTCTAACTGCATTTGCAGCATTTGAACTGATTGTAACTTTTGAAGCTGCCAATAGTTCTTCTTTTTTTATTTGTTCTTCTTGGTCTTTTATTTTTGCGCCTGCTATTTCTAAATCTTTTGCACCTTGCTTTCTTGCATCTTCAAAATATTTATCTGTTTCTGCTTGTCTTTTTATTTTAGCTGCTTCAGCATCTTTATTATTTTTATCTTGTACCGCTTTTCTATCGGTTGCAATTTGTTTATTCCTATCCGATTCTGCTTTTGCAAGTTCCCTATTTAATGTTTTTGCTAACTCAACTTGGTCTGCACCTGTTACTTTTATTGCTTCATTGTACCTTATATCTGCATCAACTTTTCTTTTTGTGTATTGGTCTATTTCGTCTCCATGTTCCTGTAAAAACTTTTTATTTTTATTGATGCTTTTATCGGCTGCCGAAATCATTCTATTAGTTGCCCTTTCTGCTTCACTTGTTACCCCTACAAAATCAGTTACCGCATTTATCATTTTACCAAAGAAATCCGTAACTTTTGATAATCCCGGAATCAAGTTTAACATAACTTCTTTTACCTTCTCAAAGTTTGCTACTAATAACCCTACTCCAACAACTAATAACCCTATCCCTGTCGCTGCAATTGCACCCTTTAATGTGCTAAATGCTTTTACTACATTTCCTTTAATTTCATTTCCCAACATTTTAAAGCTATCCATTGCGCCTGCGATACCGCTTATCCCTTGTTGTAAAGCCATTGCGCTTTGTACTTTTAGCAATGCTTTCTCAACTTCCTTACCTTCGCTACCAAATAACCCCATAGCACCCTGTAAAGCACTGAATCCAGCCGTTGCACCCTGTAACGCACCACCTAAAGCAACAAATTTTTTGTCTGGATTAAATGTATCTGCAAGCGCTTTAGCATCTCCGATAGCATCTTTTAAACTTGCTACTTTCTTTGCTGCGTTTAATGCTTCTTTTGATGCCTCCCCAAATTGAGAAGCCATATTAAGCAATTCGTTGTTAGCTTCCCTTAATTGTTTTTTAAAAGTGCCTACTGATGCTGTTGCCGCTTCTCCATTTACTTTTATCTCTAATGCTATCGTTGATTTTGTATCTGCCATTTTAATATTCTTTATTTATTACTCTTAAAAAATCTGCCTTCGTTGTTTCGTTTGCTTCAGGTGTATAATCAGTAAGTTTAATTAACCTATACAAACCACCATCAATATATTTAAAAATTGCAAAATCAAGATTGAATATATCCACATCGGTTAACTTTACATTGCAACTTAATAACCTGCTATCCTTATCGGTAATCTCTGCCATGTAAGGGCTATAATAAACATTAAATTGATTAACATTTAAAGCACCACTAACCAAAGTAAAAAATAATTCTTGTGTTGCTCCAAAGTTTAAATCATTTGCTACTGCATCAGGGTCATCAAAATGTCCTGCATAACCGTAAGCAGTCTGGCTTGTCAAAACAGTTATGCCATCTAAGATATCGTAACTTGCTACTTCTGTAATTTTCTTTGCTATTAATATTCTAATAACTGAATCAATAGTTTCCTCTAGCGCATTTGTTTGTTTAAATATAGTGCTATATACTTTTTCTTCGCCTGCATAGCCAACCAATGGTGTTGGTGCAAAAATCAATTCTACGTTTTCTGTTTCTTTTGAAAATTCATATTCACTGTCAAACATTCTGCTGCCATATCCTTCGTTATATCTTTTTTTATATAACTCATTGTAATAATCATTATCATCTTTATATTTTAACATATAATACCTACTGTTTAATTCCGACATAGGTTTAATTCTAATCGGTTTTGCCCTATCTACTTTATCGCTCCAATCCTCAACAGTTCCGTTATAATAATCCACATAAGGCTTAATAATCAAATGCTTCTCATCAAAGCGATTCTCATCTACGTATAAATTAAATAGTTTTAATATTGAAGCAAAGAAATCTTTTTGCAGAATGTTTTTAGGTATGCAATCATTTATTGTTATTGTATCACCTAAATTAATTGTTACTGGGCTAACTGAATTAGTAGTTACTTTAAATGAACTT